CTGCGACGACGACAAAATCTTTTCTTCGTGTTAATCGTGGGTTTGTTGCAGGGCCACAAGCTCCTGTTGGGTCAGTAACTGTAGCAAATGGTGGCGTTACCTATGCGTATATCAACGGGGGTAATCAGACATTGATGGCAGTGTGGACGATCCCCGCTGGATACGATGGCTTTATTACCCAGCTTGATGTTACCGTTTTAACTGAGCAAAACAACAAGTTTGGAAACATTCGTCTTGTGACCAAAGAGCAGGGCGGTGTTTTTCGTACTCAAGAGACGTTCTCTGTAGAGCAAGGCCCGATTAGCTTGCCGTACTCTATCCCTTTGTATATCCCTGAAAAAACGGACATTGAATACAGGGCGATAGCATCTAGTTCTCAAGCGAATCTTCGTGTTTCAGCCACGTTTGAGCTTATTTACATAAAACGTGAGGATTGGTCCTGATGGCTCGTAAAAAAGAGAATCCAATACGCAAAACCACTGGTAAAGGCGGCAATTACCGCAAAACCAAGTCTGGCGCGGGTATGACCAAAAAAGGTGTGGAAGCCTATAAAAAAGCTAATCCCGGTTCAAAATTAAAAACTGCTGTGACTGGTAAGGTCAAAAAGGGCAGCAAGGATGCCAAGCGGCGTAAATCCTACTGCGCTCGTTCGGCAGGTCAAATGAAGAAGTTCCCAAAAGCGGCAAAGGACCCTAATAGTCGCTTGAGGCAGGCGCGTAAGCGTTGGAAGTGTTAATATGGCTATAGGCCGCTCACAGATGGCGCAGCAAGTGACCAAGCCGCCTATGAAGAGGAAGAAAAATGCCAAAGGACGCGTGCTACAAAAAGGTAAAGGCAAGGTACAAAGTGTTTCCAAGCGCATACGCAAGCGGCGCAATCGCAAAGTGTCGTAAAGTAGGTGCTAAAAACTGGGGAAACAGCAAGAAAAAGCCTGTAAAGAAGGCTATGGGTGGCGTTATTGGGCCATCTAACGAGTATCGTAAGCGTCCAGTGCGTCGTATGATGGCTGGTGGAGAGGTTATCGCGAATGGATGCGGTAAGGTTGCCTCAAATCGCCGTAAAGTAACGAAGATGAGCTAATGGCTGTTAGAAAAACGAAAAAAGGCGCTGCTTTAAAGAGATGGTTCAAAGAGGACTGGAAAGATGTCCGCACTGGTAAAGCCTGTGGTCGCAAAGAAGGCGAAAAGCGAGGGACTCCTTACTGCCGACCAAGCAAGCGCGTTAGCTCAAAGACACCCAAGACCGCTTCAGAGATGACAACGAGCGAAAAGCGTAGTAGAGTGGCACAAAAGAAGCGACTTGGACAGCCTGCTGGCAAGCCAAAAAGAGTTAAGTCTCTTAAAAGGAAAAAGAAATGACTGTATCTGGATCAACAGACTTTGAATTAGATGTTGCCGATTACGTCGAAGAGGCGTTTGAGCGTTGTGGGCTAGAAGTTCGTACAGGATACGATCTCAAGACCGCCAAGCGTTCTATGAACCTAATGTTTGCTGACTGGGCCAACCGTGGCCTTAATCAGTGGACTATATCTCAAAGAAACTTGGCTTTGGTCTCTGGTGATGGAGAATATGACCTTGGAACTTCCACAATTGACGTTCTTTCGCTTGTGGTGCGCCGAGACGGCACAGATTACGCCTTAGACCGCATTAGTCGTGACGAATACCTTAATATTCCTACTAAATCGACAACTGGTCGCCCTACTCAGTATTTTATCGACAGACAGATCAATCCTGTCTTAAAATTGTGGCCTTTGCCCGATAATAGCACTGATGTAGTGTATTATGACTCTCTAATACGGCTAGATGACGCCGATAATTACACAAATACACTGCAAGTTCCGTTTCGATTTTACCCTGCTTTAGCGGCTGGTTTAGCTTATTATATCAGTATAAAACGCGCTCCAGACCGCTCTCAGATGCTAAAATCAGTGTATGAAGAGGAAATTGGGCGCGCTATGGACGAAGATCGTGACCGTGCATCGTTCCGCGTTGCACCAGATTTAAGGAATTATCGTTATGTCTAAGTATGCCACAGGAAAGTGGGCATATGGCATATCTGACCGATCTGGCTTCAGATACCGCCTAAAAGACATGCGCAAGGAGTGGAATGGGCTTCTTGTGGGCAAAGATGAGTGGGAAGCCAAGCAACCACAGCTTGAGCCTCTTCGAGCCACTCCTGATCCCCAAGCATTGCGAAATCCGCGTCCTGAACAGAACGTGCCTCAGCAAGACAATATACAATGGGGATGGAATCCTGTAGGATTGACGTATGATGGTGGGCTAACGCCTAATAATTTGGTAGCTACTGGCTCTGTTGGTAGTGTGACGGTGAGCATAACATGAGCTTTACATACGCAGAACTGAAGACAGCGATTCAGGATTACACTGAGAACACAGAGACAACCTTTGTGAATAACTTAGATGTTTTTATCAAGAATACTGAAGAGCGTATCTTGAAGATTGCTCAGTTAGAAGTGTTTCGGAAGAACCAGACGGGCAATATGACTCTTGGAAACCAGTATTTGGCACTTCCTAGCGATTATTTGGCTCCATTTAGCCTTTCATTTACATCGAATGGCAACAAAGAGTTCGTCTTGTTTAAAGATGTTAACTTTGTTCAGTCATTTAACCCGAACAATTCTTCGACTGGCGCACCTCGATACTACGCCCAGTTCGATATAGAAAACTTCATATTGGGTCCCACGCCTGATGCAGCTTATGACGTTGAGCTTCATTATTTCTATCGCCCTGCAAGCCTAACATCTGGGAGTGATAGTGGAACTACATGGTTGAGCACAAATGCTTCTGTAGCGTTGCTTTACGGCAGTCTGATCGAGGCTTACACCTTTATGAAGGGTGAGGCTGACTTGGTGCAGAACTATACCCAGAGATTTACTGAGGCTCTATCTCGTGTTAAAAACTTTGGTGAGTCACAAGAAGTTACAGATGCGTACCGTACAGGTTTGATTCTAAGGGAGAAAACATGATACCTGAGCTAAAAATAGCAACGGCTGAAGATTTTGGAATTGAAGTTCACACAACTAATAATCGTGGCTTTACTCCAGAAGAAGTTGCGCAAAGATGTGCAAATAAAATTGTTCAGGTCGCAGACACGGCTCCTCCCGCAATTCGTGATCAGGCACTTGCTTACAAGCGTAACATCACAAAAGTAATCGAGTTCTACTTACGCGAAGCCGTAAAAAGTGATAGAACTACGGTATATAACGCAATCAATGACGCAGGACACCCTGAGCTTGCAGAACTTATAAGGAGACTATAACATGGCGTTTACTGGTAACTATATGTGTACGTCGTTCAAAAACGAGCTTTTGTACGGTGTCCACGATTTTGATGCCTCTACAGGTGATACATTCAATATTGCTTTGTATGACAGCAATGCAACACTAGATGCTTCCACAACAGCGTACTCTGCTACCGATGAGGTAAGCGGAACAGGATATTCTGCTGGCGGTCAGGCATTGACTAATGTTAACCCAACAACATCTGGAACAACTGCGTTTACGGACTTTGCTGATGAGACCTTCACGACAGCGACAATTACCGCTCGTGGCGCGTTGATTTACAATACGACACCAAATACGACATCTATTTCGGTTTCAAACCCTTCGGTTGTTGTGCTTGATTTTGGTGCTGACAAAACGTCAACGGCTGGTGACTTCACAATCGTATTCCCAACAGCGGACGCATCTAACGCCATCATTCGTATCGCGTAAGGTCTAGTTTATGGCCTCGTCAACTCTATATGAAGGGTGGGGTCGATCCACTTGGAGTGATGGTTCTTTTGGCACTCCTATCCTCAAGGTTTTTGTGGACGGTGTTTCCGCCACAGGAGCGGTGGGGTCTGTTTCGGTTATTGCCGAGGCCAATGTTGACGTAACGGGCTTAGAGGCGACAGGCGGCGTTGGCACAGTAACGGCGACTGGTCAGGCCAATGTCCCGGTAACGGGGCTTGAAGCCGTTGGCGGCGTTGGCAGTGTTTCGGTTGTTGCCGAGGCTAATGTATTCCCAACAGGTGTTGAGGCTACGGGTGAGGTTGGCACTGCTGCTGTTGTGGGTGGAGCGAATGTTCCTGTTACTGGACTTGAAGCAACAACAGCAGAGGGCGGCGTTGTTGTTGAGGCAGACGCAACTGTAGAGATACCGAGCGGACTACAGGCTCAAGGTTTTGTCTACGGCGGCTTTATTGAGGTTATTGCGGGCGCTAATGCGCCTGTCACGGGATTAGAGGCGACAGGTTCTGTTGGTTCTGTTACTGTAGAGATAGTTGTAAACGTCGATGTCACTGGTGTTGAAGGCACTGGGG